ACATAATCCTTTGTGAGAGTGAGCTGTTTTTTCAATGCCTCATTTGCTTCCCGCAATTCCTGATTTTCCTTCAGAATCTGATCTGTCTCTCGGTCTGATTCAACATTCTGATCCACGTCTTCCAGCTGCAGACGACGGAGCAGTCTTTCTTTCGGATCATCCACAATTGTCTGACCGGATTTATACTTTTCTGACGCCTCTTCGATTCCATATGCCCACATATCGCGGATGTTCTCAAAGTTCTCAATGTTTTCATGGAGGTATTTTGCAGACTTCGAAACGCCATCTCCGCTGATGAGCGCCTTGATCGAGTCGATCATATCGGAAATGAAGTCCACGATCTTCTGGGCCAGGGATCGGTTTTCCGATGTCACCTGCTTGATTAAGTTTTCATCGTTTAACATCAAGCCCGTGCCATCAGAGACAATTTCGTCCCAGATTTGATCTCTTGTAAGCTTCTGTCCTGCTGCCGCATATCGCGCCTCGTAGTTCCGTACCAACTCGTCCGCGGTCACTCCATCGCGATCCATGAGAATGTTCGTTGCCATCTGTTTATAAGCTCCATACTCGGTCGGCGCATGGTACTGAATGAAATGGGTCAGCTCGTGGGAAGCGGTCTGCAGGATATTTTTAGAGTTGATGTTAAGCCTTACAACGCCACTCTTCGCATCATAGCCGGATGCTGTACCGCCATCCACTAATTTGAATCTCAGACCAGTTTTCTTTCCAAGGGACTGTGCCAGATTCTTCTGTGCGGTAGACGCCTGCCCTGTAAGGTCTTCGACGCTTCCAGTCCTTGCCTCCCCCTGTCGGTATTCCGGCTGGGTCTGTATTGCAAGGTTTCGGTCCTGCGCACCGGCTTTATATGCGGCGGCTGCCTGCTCCGGGGTCATCATGGACGCGAGCATGGATTTCTCCGCAGTATCCATATCAGCGTTGTACCGACCAGCATCGTAATATCTTCCATATGCTGTCTGGTAGTCATCGATAGAGAGGTTTCCGTCGTAATTTTCCACGAAAGCTTTTCTTCCGTTTTCTCCGAGTCCCTTTGCGTAGTCATTCAGCGTGTCATAGTCTACATTTTCTGTGGATCTTTCAGTTCGTACATTTTCCATTGTCTCCGGTACGGTCTGGCGAGTCTCTTCCGATTCAATCCGGGATTCCGGCTGTTGCACCGGTGCAACTTTCTGATTTTCCTGTTCTCTCGCGGCAACTTCATCTGCGAAATCTTTAGCAATGATTTCCTGAATCTGCTCATCTGTCAGATTCGGGTTATACGGATATGCATTCCGGGTTTCCTGCTTTTGAGTCTTCTGCGCAATATCCGTCTGATCCTGAATATTTTCATTATTCTGAGCCGCAGAAGCTGTCTCTTCCCGAGCGGGTGTTGTGTCTTCGGAAAAGTCCTTCACGCCAGGGATTAGATCATAATAATCTCTCATAAATGCGCCCTGCTGCATCGCTGTTGGTTCTCCTCCGCGTGCTTGAAGAGCTGCATAACTTCTCGCAAGGCTTTCCAGATTCTGTGCTCTCTTTGCATCTTCTTCCGTTTTGTAGCTTGCCGGATCTGTATCAATGCTGTCGGCAATCTCCTGATAGTTATCTAAGGCGTTGGAACGGCCGTAGCGCTGCTGATTGATTCCACTCACCAGCATTCCGCCCCCACCCATGAGTCCACCGGATACCGCGCCCCCAAGACCCGCAAGCCCGATCCGCTCAGCGAGGGCTCCTGCCGCCCCCAGTGTTGAGCTATTTTCCTTGTCCTGTACCCACTGGGACTTATCTCCCATGATCAGGCGATCTGTCAGTGCGTTGGTCGCCTCAGTCGCCATTTCTTCAGATGCTTCTGTTCCCATCTGCTTTGCGATATTTTTGGCGACATCCTTCCAAGAATATACTGGAACAGACTGCATGCTTTTTAAATTTCCCAGGCTGAACTTTTCAAAGAGTCCTTCCGCAATTCCCTGCGCAGTACCCTGTGCAAGAGCTTTCTTTGCGCTGACATCCTGAGATAAAGCATCCTCTTCTGCTCCTGTCGCCGCGGACAAACCTGCGATTCCCAGTCCGGCATATCCAAATGGGAGTCTCGCCAAAGACTGTGCCATAGAAAGTCCTGTATCCACTGCAAAATCCGTTGCGGAGCTGTCGGCAATATTTTCCCGGGCTGCTTCCTTTAATCCCTCTCTGGTGGCATTCTCGAGCCCGGACATGCGATGTCCCACATTATTCCGGTCAATTTCCTTTCCCCGCACTGTATCAGCAACGTCCTGTAAATATCCAACGCCACTCGTTACTGATCCAATGACATTACCGAGGATACCCGTCAGTGGATCAGTCTTTCCGACTTTCTTACCTGTCTCCTCAATATCTTTTGCGTTCCGCTGCTTTAAGGAATCGTTGATCTGTTTCAGATAATTATCGCCGGATTCCAGTCCATATTTTCCTACGAGATAGTAATAGTTGTTCTTCTCGTCATCCGTCATGTAGCTGAGATTGTAGTTTTTCCGATACTTTGCAAGCTTCAGCTCATCTCCGTATCCTTTTAACATCGTCGGGATGTCATCCTTCGTCGGATCAAGCACATACGGAGTGCTCAGCACACTTTTCTTCTGTTTTCCGGCTTCCACCGCAGATTCCCAGTCCGGCGGCGTATACTGTCCCCTAAACTGATTCTGGCTGCGGAGGGAATTTGCAAACCCTTCCGCAGCCTCCTGCATTGCTGTACGGCGGAATCCAGACGAGTTTGTCCGCCCGAGTCCCGTTGTCATTCCGTATTTCTTCGCATAGTCTTCTCTGGTAACACCTCCATCAGAAATGCTCTTCTGTGTCTGTGCGGTTCCAGTCTGGCCAAGCGTTGTTGCCCCATATTTCTTTCTATATTCTTCCCTTGTTGCCATAAGCCCTCCTTACCGGCGTTTGAAATACAGATCATTGATGTTGTTGATCTTCAGATTTTTCTGGACCTCTTCCGCGATTGCCGCATTCTTGTCGATCCCGGCATCCTGAATGATTGCTTCCGCATCATCTACACCAAAATTACCTTTTTCCATCTCCTGCATAACTTTTTCCAGTGCGTCATAATCGCTGATTTTACCCTCTGCAAGCTTGGAAGAGAGGTTTGCAGAGAATGGTGTATATCCTTTCGTGCTTGTATAGCCCGCCGTTTTCTTTGTACTTTTCTTTGAGGATCCAGAACTTCCTCTGCCGGACGAGGCTGCAGCTTTTGACTTCTGATATTCAAACTGTTCCCTCTGGAGTGCCATTTCTGTTTCCCATCTCGCCTGTTCCTGCGCTGCCTGGTCCTGCTGAAACTGAAACTGTTTTGCCCACTGTTCCGCGGCGACATCGGCCTGACTGCTGTCCCAGTCTTTTCCATACTCCGAGTCATACCGATTTGCAAGGTAGGATAAATCACTGTAATAATCACTGACTCCATCCCGGTACTGCCCGTAATCAAAATTTCGTTCCGTATCGTATCGGCCGGACAGATACGATAAATTTTTCCAGTAATCGTCGACGCCGTCCCGGTACCGACTGTAATCTGTGTTATCCAGTCCTGTAACCACGTTCATTTGGTTGTATCGATCCGCCTGCTCATTCAGATACTGCTGATATGCCTTGTCTCTGAAGTCCAGGGCTTTATCATTCAGCTGTGATAAATACTCGTCATATGCCTGCTGCCCCGCAGCCGTGGCGTATGTGGACCCATACCCTCCGGTGAGTGCGGCAGCATTCCCCATAGTATCCCGCATGGCTTTGTCACCTTGCTTTGTATAGCTCTCTCTGTACATCTGATACAAGTCATCATTTGCAAGATCGTCCGCTGTGTAGCTAAACTTCGGATTGTTCAAAATGGAATCCAGAATGGAGCTGATCTGATCCTCGTACCGGCTCTGGAACTCTCCCGGCTTATCCGCTTCTGCCTCCTTCAGGCGGTCATAGTAATCCATGACTCTGTCGGATTCCTTATAAGGATTCGGCTTGCTGCTCTCCTGCGTCTGGAGTCTTTTATAATAGCTTTCCGTACCCGGAGATACTTTCATGCTTCCCCGCGCAACGGAAGAGCCGGAGGCGGAAGCAGATCCAGAAACCGGACTCTGGGATCCGGATGCACCTGTTCCTGAGAGAACATTCTGAGATGGTGTTTCCGCTGCCTTTCCCACCCCGGACGCGCCCTCCGGAGATGCCTGTGATCCTTTCTGTAACTGTGTCAAAAGGTTCATATTCTGCGCCGCTGTGCCGGAATAATTCGTGATTCCGGCCTGTGCTGCTAACTGCTTTCGTGCCGCGTAAGAGCTGTCCTGTCCCTGTGATTTTAAATAATCAACAATACTCGTGATCGCCATCTTCCTTCTCCTCTCCGGAGCTATCCTTTAAGGCTCCTTTTGTTTCTTTTCCACTCTCAAGGATCATTTTTATTCCTACAAGGTTGCTCATACTCTGTAATCCCGTCACTGTCACATGATCCAGTAGTTTAAGCGCCGCGTCGATCTGCTTTTTTTCATAAATAATGTTAGCTGACATATGCCTCTCCTTTCATTTCTTCAATCTGCTGCTGAAGGTTCTTCACTGACGATATCAGCAGTGGAATAAAATTTTTATATTCGATCCGATACTTCCCACTCCGGGTTTCCAGACCTACCAATGGGTAATAGATTTCCAGCTGATCCTGCAATGCATCAACTTCTTGTGCGATCATACCAGCCGACCACTGCCCATCCTTTTTATACTGGAAAGTAACCGGTCTTGTACCAAGAAGAAACTTCAGTGCTTCATCCTGATCAATATCATAGATGTTTTCTTTTGCCGACTGATCTGACAGATCATCTACTCTTTCCCATAGCGTCTGCACCGTTTCTGTAACACCATCTCCACCCCACCATGATTTACCAAGGTAAATATCGTAAAAATATGACGATTTATTTGCTACATCGCCGTCAAAGTAGTCTGCACTAATGCAATATGCTCCAGTAATCTGACCGTTGTAAAAGGTCATCGCTCCTCGGCTGCTCAATCCGTTCATTTCCAATTGAGGATAATATTTCCCGTCTCCAGAGTTTTTCTTCATCGTTAGTTTGAAATTACCATCATTAGAAGCGAATATATTTGACGCATTGGCCGACACATAGAAGTCTCCAAGTTGGACACTTCCGTCCGTATCAACTTCAAAAATCCCGTCTCCGATGTTGATGGAACCTCCGATGATCGTTGCACCCCGGATCGTGCCAGAAAACGTGGCATTCCCCGCAGCGTCTACCGTAAAGTTTTTGGCTGTAATCAGGAAATGTCCCGTTGTCAGTTTGATCATCTTTTCATCTATCAGCAACTCGGAGTTTAACTGATTTGTGACATCGCCCTTGCTGACCTTCATCTGGATCTGACCATCCATGATCTTAAAGGTCGTCTCAGTCTTGGTCTCCAGATTTCCCAAGCTGATATTTAAGCCATTTACATCAAATACAAGCTGAGCGATCTTCTGATCTCTCTCGATATATTTCTGTAGCGCATCCGCAGAGTAATTATCTTCTGGGTCCAGATTGGAGAACATGTACCGCAACAGCTCATTATTTTGAAATAGATATGATTTAATTTCCTGCAAAGTCCCCGTGGGCCCGTTATTTTCCTTATAAATTGCCATTTCCTACCTCCCGGATCCCACGGTATATGTCTTTCCAAATCCATATAACTTGCCAGGTCCCACGCCAACAAGCTTATACCGATAGTGATTGCAGCGCCTTGGGCGAACGGATATGCGGAAGGTCTGTTTTGTCAGTGCCGTGAATGTCTTGAGTCTGGTCCACAATGGCTCCTGATCATACTTCAAGTACACCTCGATATATGAACCTCTCTCCAGATCAAAAAGGAATTGTAACGAGTGCAGCCTCTTCTTATCCAGTGATCCATCTAATAAATCTCCGCTCTCTAACATCCACTGGATCTTGCTTTCTTTCTGATCGCTACAAACGGGCCGTATCTGTCCGTCTGCATCCAGAAAATAAAGCTCATTTGCCCCTGCAGTCGGCATCTTAAGGACCGTTCCGTCCTCCTTGTGCCACAGACTCTTCTCAGCGTCATACACATACAGGCTGGAGCCGCCCAAGCGTTCAAGAGACACATAGTATTTCCCTCTGCATACGCCTCCTGCTGCCCCTGTGTATCCATTTTGAATGTTCTGGGAAATGAGATATGGCATTCCGCCGTCATACCCGCAGATGCCGTCACAGGACGCATACATCAGGGTTGCGTTTACAATTGCAAGAGATCTCGAACATCCCTTTTTTACCCCTCGCGCCGGGTACGAGTTGATCTGTATGTTGCTGGGCTTACTGCCGTAAACCTTATGGATCATGCTCTCTTTAAAGAAAAGGACATATCCCAGATGTGTAGCGGCTCCTGTGAAATCCCCATCAGATCCTATCGTTGCCGCATACGCATCCGTAGATATGCCTTCGAAGCAATTCCAGTTACACGGATCCCCCAGTTTGCAGGCATATACCTCATGGTTTTTACTGCTGCATCCCCACACTCTGTTATCCAGCTCTGTCATGAAATCCATGTCGGGAGCCTTTCGTTTGATCGTCAGTCCGGAATCCTGCGTGAATTCTTTTTCGACATCCCCGATCACAACGATGTAATCCGTGTCTCTGCTCTGGATCACCGCACTTTTATTCATTCCGGAATTTGTGCATCCGGAGATCTCCACGCCATCCCCCTGTGCAAATTCAGTTCCAATACCAGAACACTTGATTTTTATAAAAGTAGAGGCGGAGACCGTCGGCCCGATCGTCGCCTGAGCTGACTGGGTCCAGGATTTCTCTACACTCTTCCATTCTCCCGTTGATGTGTTGTAGATACGCTTATCCGGCCACACGAGCACGTACGCCCCCATGCTGACCATCTGCTTTTCTGAGTCTTCCACGGTTCCAACGAGGTTGCCCTTATAGTAAAAATCCGTTCCATCCACCCAGATCAGCCCGTTGTTATAATGTGTCCCGTTCGGCTTTTGTAACTTCGCTATAACTTCCCCGCGGGCTGGACGCGGACCAATTGCGGGATACAGATCCGACGACATGTTTTTCATCTCCGCAAACTCATTCTCGTTGATCACTTCATTTTCATTGATTCCGCCGAAGGTTCCTATCGTTTTCTTCTGTGTCGCAACATTATTTATCAGCGCTAACCCCGCCACTATCCTCACCTCTTTTCTCCAGATTTCTGCCCCAGATATCAATAGTTGGAGCTTTCTTTGGCATATGCGTCCTCCTGTACCATGCCGCATACTGCGCATAAGAGGCCTGATGGATTGCCACAGCATTGTTATAGTTTGTTGTTTCATCGTCATAGAGCTCTATCTTTGCCCGGATGTAATGCAGGTAAATATCTGCAAACCGATCCGGAAGCAAGGTCTCTTTTTCCTGATCCGTCTCGTAGTCATATCCTTCAAACTCAATGTCGTTGCCCTCAGCCCGGTTCAGGACTTCATCCACAATCGTTCCCTCGCACTCTGAAAGCCATTTTGTTTTCATTGATGCGCTGTACTCGTTCGGTCTCAGCTCGTCAATGGCCGCGATGATTTCTGCCACTTTCATCCAATCACTCCTCTCTACTTGCCTGTATTTTCTCATTTTCACTGGGCTATATCTCCCGTAACAAAAAAGAGGAACCGGTCTCCCGATTCCTCTCCGTCTTTCATTGTTTACTTTGCCATACATCAATTTAATTTTAAGGGTCCTCCTTCAAGGCATGGTTTCTTCAAATCAATGCCTTCAATAGCAGCACGCACTTCCAAAATATGAAGGTATTCTCCCATAATACTCTGCTGCTGAGATAAAACATCTCCTGGACAATCATGCTTCGGACCCTCGATTTTCTTTACTTCTTCATATCGAGATGCCTCCGCAGTTTTCCATGCAGCCTCAATTTTTGTATTAAAATCTTTCAGCTTTTCGTACCGGATTTTAGTCTGCCAGTATTCAGCCTTAAAGCGTTCTTTGTAGTCCTGACTTTTCATCATATCTACTGTATTCATAAGGTTCATCATCTCTGTTTCTCCTAATAGTTCTCGCCTGTGATCAGTTTATACTCTCCCGCCGTGATCCAGCGGCCGACAGCGACCCGTACACGTTTCTTGTTCCACATTTTATGATCGTAATAATACTTTACTTTCTCGTAGTTCTCACTCATGCCTGTTCCTCCATCATAAGCAGATAGTCGATATCCGCCCGGTTCTGCTCTACTTTATTCTCGATCCGCTCCTTACACATTTCAAATGTAATGATAGTTCCGCGGACCTCTTCTGCCTCGGCCGGCGTATCGTCTTCCTTGGAAACTTCCGGATACTTCACTTCGATGAGGGCGTTAGTATCTCGCGTAACCATGCTTCCCATCTGTGTGTATCCTGTCAGCTTCTGTGTGAATGACTCGCCGATCACTGTCATCGTGGCCGCATTCTCCGCAGTGAACTTTTCATAAATGCTGTCCAGAGAATCTTCCGTCACTACCTTGATCTGTACCTTCTCACCTAACTCTGCCACGCCGTTGATGGCAAGTGTATACTCGGTTCCATCTAAAAGTCTAAGTTTTTCCATGGTCTTCTCCTTTCTGTTATCCTCATTATACTGATCTCGACGCTGGTATTCTCCCCAGACCGAAGACCATCTCGGTGAAGTTACCAGAATGGTCCTCGTTTTGTTGACGTCAACAAAATCATCACCATGTCCCCGGCCTCAGGAAAATGGTATACTAAAATAACAATTTGAGTAATGCTGGGATCCCAACTGTAAAAAAGATTACAGATTTATATGCCATAAAAAAATCGGGATTTTATTACTATGATGCTGGCGCAACGAATGCCCCAATGTCATCAAGAGGTGGAATGATTGTTGCAAATTACTTAAGTGACTCATGGATATCTTTGACTGTTGTCCCGTACGCATCGTCAAAAATATATACAAATACCAAATATAATAACACGTGGGTCGGCTGGGCCGAATCTGCAACAAAGGATGATTTAACGAAATCCATTGATTTTCGCGGAAACGCAAAAACGTTTAAAGTTCGAAGCGGTACTGATGGATTGAAAAATATTTATCTTGATATAGAAGATGGATCAGGAAATACTTGCTCCCTGGCGTTCTGCTCTGATGGTGAAAATGCAGTTAGGCTAATGCTGAATGGAAAAGCAGTCTGGACAAAGTAATTATACATCATGCAAGCTGTACCGCAAAAAGTTTTCCAATATAATCATGATTTAGAATATTGCGCCCAATCAATCCATGCTGCTGGATTTCCTGCAAATTTCCTAACAAAAAGTCCAGTAGTGTCAATAATCATCTGAGTGTGAAAGTTGTCGTAAAACTGAATAAAAGGACACCATGCTATGCCTTTTGGACCATTAGAAATTGTACTTGAATTTCCAACAGTATAATATCCAGGAGTTATTCCATTTTTTGAAGCCCTGTTTAAATCTCCAGTTATATCACCTCGATATATAAGCGCACTATTTAAATCCGACTTTGTTGCATATACGTTCCAGGGAAGAGTTGACCACTCGTTTGACCCTCCGCTTTTATACCATACTGGTGGGTTGATACCCTTTTTATATGGATATATCGTCATGGCTAATGTATCTGAAATTGTTGGTCTAACGATTTCCACAGTGCAAAAATTTACTCCGTCAAGTCCCGATGGAGCATTTTTATAGGAGGCGGCAGCACCCAGGCGATGGTATCCTGCTGGAGTTTTCGGGTCGTTAAAATCGAAAACATCTGTTTCTGAATGTATGTACTGCAAGCACTTACTCAAATTGTTATTAACATCTTGCAACAAACTATACACCAGCGCTGACGTCGGAACATTCGTTGTACTGTTTATGTTCGTGCTGCTCATAGCTGATTTCAGAAGATAATCAGCAAGCTTTGTGGTCAATGTATCATTCGTAACGAGCTTATTTACAATCCGGTCTGCGATTGCATCAAAGAGCTTCTGAGCCGTTGTCTTTGCTCCTTTTGCCACATCAAGTCCCTGCGTGTCCGTAATTGCTGCATCCGCAATATTTCCAGGCTCACCCTGCGGCCCGGTCTGCCCGGTTGCTCCTCGCTCTCCAGTATCTCCCTTATCTCCCTTATCTCCTTTTGCATATCCGATAATTACATCCTTTAATGCCATACTGTACCTCCTTTACTTGCCATCGTCATACTGCCACAGGATCGCGCCGTCAGCTTCTCGATATTGTATCGGCGGGGCTGCATACAGAGCATCATCATACACACAATGGATCGCACAGTTGTCCTCCTGATCCGTGTAGATCTGAAGAAGGCTTGATCCTGGGATACTCACCCCTGAGTCACCCTTCTCTCCTTTGTCACCCTTCGGTCCTTGAGTGCCTGTGTATTCTCCTGCATCCAGCCGTTTGATAAAATCATCTCTGGCAGCTCTCGCCTCTTCTGCTGCAGCTTCTGCGCTTCCCTTCTCGATATTCGCCATACGACAATATTCTTTTGCATTGTCACTGTTCTCGCCTACACGCGTACCGGTTTCACCAACGGCATAGCTCTTTGCCACAGTTGCATAGTTCTTCGCCCGTTCAATATTCTCGCCGAAAGTGTTGATCACCTCGTCAGTCTTCCGTGTCCTCTCCTCATCGGCCGCGACGCGTGCCTGTTCCGCCTGTTCCCGCTCCCGCTCTGCTTTTGTACGTCCCTGCTCAGCAGAATCTAAAGAGTCAAGCTTCTGGTCGATATGCCTTTCTAACTCCTCAATCTCCGACAGTCCGCCTGCGGATGGCTGAGAAGTCGTCCCTTCCACGTACACTGGAGCCTTAAACGACGCCCATTTTAAGGATCCATTGTCATCGTGAGCCCGCAGATTGATAAAGCAGGTTCCGGGCTGTGCGGTCATCGTTGCCGATATAGTCCATGTCAGGAGGATCTCATTTTCCCGTATCTCCTTTTCCAGGAACGCAGAGTCCGGAGATCCGTCCGGCAACTCCGCATTTAGCCGGAAAGACAGGTCTGCCAGATCCACACCGTCAATGGTGACTCTCTGCAGGCAAAAGGTCCTGCACGCTGCGTTGGTATCTCCCACCGCGGCGATGTATTGCTCTCTATTGGCAAACAACAGCTCTTTATGTTTGATCAGTATCATGTGCTTCTCCTTTTACCAAAAAAGGCCGCTTACTCGGCGGCCCTTTGTACTACTTGTATTTTTCAGCTTTCTGCTGGAAATCGCTCTCCATTTCTTCCGTCATCAGTGCTGTCTGCTGATCCTGCTCTCGAGAATGATCCAGAATTTCTTTCACTGCTCTCGGTACTTTGACGCGGACCCCTCTTTTGATCACGTATACCTTGCCATTTAAGGCTACTACTACGTCATCTTTGTACCGGTCGCTGTCCTTGAAAATCTCAATTTCAACCATATCAGTTGCACCGGTGCAACTCTCTGTGTTTTCTACAATCTCCGAAGCCTCTACTGTTTCTTTCTTTGCTGCCATATGTACCTCCTAATTTTCTACTCCATCAGAAAAGCTGGATCCCGTCTCGACACGCACCATAAACTGCTCCACAAGACGGACTGCTGTCTTGGTTGCCTTCCAGCCTGCCGTTCCACGCTGGTTTAACGGGTCCTCTGTTCCGCCGGATCCGAGCTGCTTCACGATGGTCTCCAGACCGCCGCCTTCGATGTTTGTGGTTCCATATGCATTTGCACCTAAAACCAGTGTTGCATATACATCCTGATTCGATGCTCCTGCTTTCGCAAAGATCTTCGCCTCAGTCGTTTCCACGAAGCGGACATTGGCAATCTTTCCAATTTCGCCCTGGAACATTTTGTCAGATGTTGTGTACTTGTTCCATTCTTTCCAGTCCGGGTCGTCCTGAATATCGTATGCAATATCCGGATGTATAATCGCTACATATCCGCCATCGATCTTCGGTGCATTCTGCTTCTTCAGGAAACGTGCTGCCAGACGGACCGCCTTAACGGTAAGCTTGTGTTCTGCTGTCAGCGTCGCACGGCTTGTAACCTGTCCCTCTGCGTACTGCACGCTTGTTCCGCCCATCAAAATCTCACGGGTTACGGTATCAAGTGTGGCTCCGGCCTGTGCTCCTAAGAGATCCAGTGCCTGCACAAGGTTATTATCGATAGCAGTGAGTAACAGCATATCCGTTAACGGTACGAAATCACCATACTGCTTTACAGTTGCGGTAACAGTGGATACCGTTAATGCCTTTCCTGCCGGGGTAACGCCCTCTGTCAGCGGAGTTGTTGCCTTCGGAAGCGGCGAGTACTTTCTAAACTCAATGGTCTTACCACCATTTTTCGGAATATTGTGTTTCTGTCCAAACTGATCGTACACTAATGCCGGTTTTGCATTCTCGATCAGGTACTTGGAGTAAAAGGTCTTCATCTCCGCGGTCATGCCGGCAGATGTTGTTGTGTTTAACGGTGTGTCAAACAGTCTTAAATTCATCATGATTTCCATGCTCATATCTCCTATACGTGACTGAGATCGATGGTCTCTCCAGCCAGGGAGCGGCGGGCAAGTTCTTTGATCTGATCACCAGTCATGTTCTCGATCGTCTTCACTCCTGGGAAACTAGTGCTTCCTCCTGCTGCTCCTTCAGACGGGCGGTTCTGCCCTGATTTGATCGCATCGATCTGTTTCTTTGCTACCTGCTTTGCGGTATATGCCATCGCGCCGGACAGGATCTCATCGTGATGCAGGGTCTCAAAAATGGTTCTCATCGGGATTCCGGCTCCGAGGAGTTTCACGAAATCCGGATTCTGTACTTCTGTATTCAGGTCAAATCCCTTGTACAGCTTCGACAACTCCTGTGCTTCTGTGTTCCATTTCTGGTACATCTGCTCCCGCTGCTGGAGTCTTTCCGCATTGTCCTTCGCATCGCGGAACTGTGCGTTCTCAGCCTCCAGCTTTTTCATGTACTTGTACTGCTCTGTGCTGAGGCCTTCCTTGGCCGCAGCCTCCTCCCAGTAAGCATCATCTTCCTCTACTGCCTTCTGGATGCTATCAATATTCCCATCGGTGATACCATACCGATTTCCCAGGATATTGATAAATCCCATCGCCCTGTCCAGCTTTTCTTTGGACTCTCGGGTGCCTTTCAAGCGGCGGTCAATGATGCCCTGAACATCTTCCTGATAAAGGTCCTTGTACTGCTCGATTGCATTCCGGTACGCCTGACGGCGTGCTTCCGGATCTTCTGCTGGCTGGGTCGGATCGGCGACTTCCTCCCCTGTTGCCCCCTCAGCGGCGCCCTGAGAGCCCTCTTTAACGCCCGTGTTTGTACTTTCCGCCGGTGCGGCACCTGTGCTTCCTGCGGCTCCTGCTGCCGCTCCTGCACCTGCACCGCCATCAAATAACGTAAGATTCAGTTTCATAGTGGTCTCCTTTTCCATGGTCTTTCCCACGCGTCTTTCTGTGCACATCCTATCATTCTGTATGCATAGATTCTCCCCCCACTATCTGGATCCGCCCCGGATTGCTCTTCTCAACCATCCGAAGTCCCGTTTCCACCAGCGCAAATGCTCCAGAAATTTCCGGATCCGGCCTTGTGGTACAGGCGCGAATAAAGATATCTGCATCTCCGATCCGGTCATTGTACTGCGCTATCCTGCTTGATCGATCCCGGCAGAACTGCACTAAGGCCTGTGTAAGTGCGGACACCGCCGCACATACCAGATTCCCGTCTTCTCCCTCTGCACGTCCTGCGTGCCCAATGGCAACGAGTTTATAATGTCCGGGCTCATTTTCAATCTGAATGATCGTCATACCTTATACCTTCGGCGTGGATGCGGACGCCGCCCTTTCTCTTGCCTTTCCCGCAGTGCTGCTCTTGGTTTCACGGGCTATATTCCCAAAATCATCCGTCTCCGCTGCCGTCTGGCTTTTTGACGATACAGACGGAGTTCCAGCCGCTGCCTGTCCGTTTTGCATTGCCATTGCATCCATAATCCTTGTGTCTCCTGTGCTGTCTGCGATCAGCGCCGCCATCTGCTGCATGGACATCTGCATCTGCTGTACCTGCTGATATAGAGTTCCATTCTCTGCAATTCTGCGAATGACCTCTTCTTTTCCGTCGAAATCCATCATGTTGATACATGCTAACGCCTGATCCGCTAACTGAGGATTAAAGAATCCAAGGTTGTACATTTCTTTTGCCAATTCATTCTGTGCAATCTTTGTAAATGGGCTTGACTTCTGTGGTACGATCTTGATGTCAAAGTATGGCTTCCGTCCGCCAAGATAGAGTCCGAAATCCTCTTCAATCGGTTCCGCCCTCAGCATCTGATTGTCGATAGAGACGTACTGATCTTGTCCATTATCTCCAGTAATGCGGAATACGCGGGAAGTGGTATAGAACTGCCTGATCAGCTCAATCACCTGATATACAACCGCCTTATGCGCCCGATAGGATGTCTTGATCATGTCTCTGGATAATTTGCTTCCCGCCTCCTGAAGGGCAGCAATCGCAGAAGCAGCCGTTACACCGCTTGTTGTCGTACCCTGTGCAAAGTCTCCATTACCCGAGGTTTCCTTCAATTCGTCAATTTTGTTTGCGTGTACCGTCACATACACGCCATCCAGCGGGTAGTGCTCCGCCGGTTTGAGATCATCCGGACTTCCTGTGTAGTGTACAATCTCCCTGTTCGGATCCGTGTACTCCTTCTCATTGATTCCGCCGCCATCCTTTGAAAAATACCGAGGTTTTGCCCCCAAGATTGCATTCTTAAGGATTCCCTGGCTCATTTTGTCAATGTACATCTGACAGTCTTTCATGATGTCAATATATCCCCGACCGGCCGGGGTATTCTTATCCGGGAATAGCGTGTCAAGCACGAACGGATACAGCCCATGCTCATACAGTCCGCTTCCCATTTCTGGGTCGTTTTCTGTTGCATACAGGACTTTTCCCTGACAGATCTTACACAGATGGACCGTCGTTATCAGGTGCTGAATTCCGTCTTTGTCTGTGATAACATTTGAGCGTTTATAGTACCAATCTGTTACCAGGCTCTTTCCCTCTGTAAACTTCTTATTGTCTCCCTGATAGTCCTGGATTTCTGATAAGATCCCATCACCAAGCTGTCCCTGCATCCGGGGATACTCGGCTTCCAGGATCTTATTGTCTACATAGCTCTGATAAAAAAGATTCGGGGATTCCTGAAGATCCTCTGTTCCCGGCTCCCACGCCATTTGCAGGATATCACAGCGTTTGATCGTGATGTCTCCGATTCCGTTCTTAAGCTTGTCCCAGAAAATCCCGTAAAGTCCGCTTCCAGACTTAATCTTATCCCAACATGTATCGCTGTATGTATTCTCATATTCGCACTGATCGAAGATACACGGAACCACCTCACTCAGGATTTTTGCAGCGTCCTTATCCGACTCCTCACGTGCCAGAATATTAGGAGCCGGGAAGTTGTCCATGAAATCCGCATGCTTATTGATGATGGAGTTAAACATCCAGGCAGACTTCGGCTCCGGATCCACGCGTTCCGCTTCTGTCTTTCCCCCGTTTACAAGATCCCACTCATGGAATTTCCACCATTCTTCATTCTCCACCAGTCTTTCATCCAGCTCCTTCTTCTGATCTTTATATTTCTGGAGCAGTGTCATAGCTCTTCCAGCATATTCATCTGTAATTTTCATAGTTCTGCTTGTCACACCCGGCATGATACCGGTCTGTGCTGGTGCAGACTCCTGGTTTTCCGTCGGTGTCGGCATATCTTTTACATCCATAATCTCATTCTCCTTAGATTCTGTAATAATTTCCCTGCTTGATTGGGTGTTGGTACATGTTTAGCGGGTCTTCTTGCGGAATGTGTTCTCTCGCATTCTTACGCGGCGAGATCGGGTTCTCCATCAGCACATACCGGCATTCGTCATAGATATGGTCTTCCTGCGTTGTATCAATGTCCTCCACACGCTTTTCATCATAGGTCAGAGATGGGATTGTACGGATAAAGTCCTTGCAGGTATTGAACGCATAAAACATCGCCCTTCCGTTCGCGTCGAACGCGAGACGGTAATGATACTGCATCTTTCCCGCAATTCGTGTGTTGTCACCAGGCGACCAATAGATCCGGCACCGTTCCATGATCGCAGCTACCGACTCTCCGCGGGACTCGTCAAAGATCGACGGGTCAGCGATCCCAATGATCTTACGCCCACGCAGGTTCGGATCTGCATCCTCCACCTCATGGATCTGTCTTGCAATCTCTGATGGCTCGATCTTGACACCTGTATTCGGTGTCCCGGTGCATCCGTACAGCTCCTTGATCCGGTAGATACACCCTTCATGATCTACTGCATGCCAGCCTACAGAAAAAGGTTTGGCATATCCAAAATCAAACCCTCGATAGATCAGCCAGTCATCCGGGATCCGGAACGGCTCAATCACGTGTGTGTTGCGCTGTGACAGGTATCCATCCGGATCGTCGACAAACTCCGTAAAGACCTGTCCCTCGAAGGAATCCCAGTCTCCATACAGCAGTGCATCCCGGTCCTGCTTAGGCAGCAATGCCAGAGAAGCAAGGTAATTCGGGTTCTGGTCCAACAGGATTTTGTTATCAAAAACGCTGGACGGAATGAATATCTTCGTCCGGTGCTGCTTGATTTTCTCGCCTGTCGGCGATAAGATCTCAACCTCTGTTGTGATCGGTGTCCCTGGTTTGGAAGCCTTGACGAAATACTGTTTTACCCATCCATGGCCGACGCCTCCAGGGTTTGCGGTCGCTCTCATATACACACGGGTTCCCGGGCCTGATGGACGATTACGGGAATACATATAGCTGTACTCGTCGTATGTAAAGTGCGTCAGCTCGTCAAACCCAATAAAATCAAAGTGCTTACCTTGATATTTCTTGCGGTCTCGCGTATACTGCATCGCTCCAAACGCAATCTTCGCACCCGATGGAAAGCTCCATCTATGCTTTGTGTCGTTATACTGCGCTCTCGGATATGCCGCCCGATAAAGCTCATCAGACCGGTCGATCAGGTCCTGAAGCTCCGGGTATGTCTTTCGGATTATGATTGCACGGTAGTTTTTGATATTTACCTGACGTAGAGCCTCCACCAGCAGATAATCGCTTTTTCCCCCGCCTGCAGCTCCGCCGTACAGTGCCTCATATTCCGGTCGGGACATCATAAGCGCCTGCTTGGGCTGTGGCCGCCAGATGATATTGACGTTTTTCGGCGGAGATACCGTCACTTTAGATTTCCTGGTTGCCACTTCCCGCCTCCTCATATATATCTGACATCATGATCACGCCGGTTTGCATTGTGTCATCTGCATCCGCAAGATCCGATACAGCAAAGCGTTTATCTTTCCACTTCTCCGGTAGACGGTTCTTGAGCCAGAAGATCATGGCCGTCACATCGGCGGGAATGTGGACTTCATCTTCTCCTACTTCCAGGACTTCCTCCTCTTTAACCTTCTTTCCAGTCTTGTCGTACTCGATCTTTTTGAGTTTGAAGGTCTTCTTTACCTTGGTGGTATATCCCTTCGCTCTTTTGAGCAGGGAGTTCTCGACTTCAGTGTCCACAATTTCTTTCCCCTTTTTTAGGGTGTCCGAAATGTCCGGATACTTCTTCTTCCACTCGGACAGCGTGGACCGAGAAATTCCTATCTTTTTCGCTATTTCCTCGTCGGTCAGCCCATCCCTCGCCCATCCAGACAATAAAAGCTTCTTGTCCGGATCGTTACACCACTCCTCATACTTCCCTTTTGCCATGATCTCACCTGCCTCTCTATCTGCTATTGTGCCTAAAAAAAGACGGGATTTCTCCCGTCATACGAAATGGATCTGGTGCATAAGCTCCGAGTCCTCAATTCAATTTTCTTCTGCTGCCTGTCTCTCCTCACTGTCTGGTCGGGCGTGATAGCAATACACTCTCCCCTCCTCGGTATCTTCGAATCTTCCATCCAGGTGATGCTCTGCAGCGGTCTTAATATCTTCCGCCTCCACTTTGATATCCCCGCCATTTTTCAGTACCATGGCGGTCATAATCAATTCTTCCATATCTGCCCGAGCTTTCTGCTCTCGGGCTTTTTTCTTCCAGAGCTCCATGATCCGCTCTGCTGCTGCAATCTTCCTCTTTCCCTTCTCAACTTCTTTTCTAAGATCATTTACGATTCCCATCTCAGCACTCCTTATACTTGTTTTTATATATCACTTCATAGTACGGGCAATGTTCACACATCTTCACATCCATGCAGAACAGTTCCATGTAATCCAACCTTTGTTTTTCATTCACGAATGATAACCGGTTCTTCATGTTGAACCCCATATTGGTTTTTATGTTCTCGCATGTGATTGTGATGGAATTTCCTGCGCCTCGATTATGTGCCACATAGAAAGGGCATTTTATACGAGCTGTGATGTTATCATTCATGACTGTATCCTCTACTTCTCTGTGCTTTTCTTCGAACTCACATCGGTCCCTTCATATGCCGGGTGCGCAGCGCTCCAGCTCTTAGGGAGAGGATCCGCAATCATGGCTTCATACTCGCCTTCCCGTTTTCTATGCACGAGATTTTTAAGCGCTCTATGCTCATTCTTCGTCTTCATGCTCCCACTCCCTTCTTAATCGCACACATCGTACACAATCCACGGGCTCCCTGCTCTTCCGCAATATCCGCCAACGGCATCCTCCAGCACTGCGCTCCACACTCCGGGCACTGTGTGATTCTCCATCCAGGCTTTCCATTCTGGATATTGGTGTACAGTGGCATACAGTAGTAGCCTCCCCGATCAGTAGCCTTTCTCGGCCTTATCTTTACTTCCATCCCGTTCTCCTTACTCAAATTTCAGTTTGGGTAACAACTTTTTTTCTATCTCTTGCCGCAGAACGAAACATCATCAACAACATTTCAGCCACTGGCTTGCTTCTATCTTTTCTCTTTGCTTTCTTGATCGCTTTAAGGTTGTACCACCCGCCACGATAATCCATTCCGTCCGGAACGTACACGCCTACCTGGTAAGGAATCTCTTTCTTGATCTGCTCATACACTTCCTCTGGCATTACATAATAGTTGTAGTCTCCTAAGAAGTTATGACCGTTTTTTGAATGGAAATCCTCTACTGATGACTTAACCTCATAACAATAGAAATCTCCCTTCTCTATGCCAGACACAGTATTGTTTACCGGCTTGAATTTCATAAAATCCACGCGAACCGCATTTGTAGTTGAGTAATCAAAAGTCACTTCCCTGGCCCAGTAAATTCTTTGATCATTGTTCGGGCAAATGTGCCGCTGAATTGCAAGCGACAACATTGCTGTTGTCTCTGGTCTACTATCCATCTAAGGTCTCCTTTCCCAAATCTTAATTTTCTCCTGCATGTTTTAAGCCTTGCTTATAGCCTAATACAAATTTTGCTTCCTCTTCGCAGCCACAATTTTTACATCTATACTTTCCAAATCTGCTGCCATCTACAAAATCATGCTTTTTACAATTATCTCTTTTTAAACTGTTTTCATTGATCTTTTGCATGATTTCTATTTGTTTTGGTTTTAACCCTCTGCTTTTGGCTTTTTCAATATCAAACAATTCGCACCTCCATCTTAATTTTTTACACCTCATCTAAATCTTAATTTAGCTCACTACTTCTGTTATTTTTTCGATCAGATATTTGACCGTTTCGGCCTGCGTATGAGGCGCTTCTGCATATTGCAAAATCTCATCTGTCAAAAACGACGAATCAACGCTATTCATGAATGTCTGGATCATGTTTTCCAACTCTTCCTGTCCAAACGGAACAAATTCCACCTTACGTTGAAATCTTCTTAGGAGAGCTTTATCCAATCTGTCTGCTCTGTTTGTTGCAGCAATCACGATTTGACCATCTACCATCCCATCCAAAGCTTGCATTAAGGCTATTGTGGTTCTGCCTAATTCCCCATCTGCGCCGGTATCATGTCCTCTTTCCAGCCCGATACAATCAATCTCATCCAGCATAAGAACGCATTTCTGTCCCTTGCAGTAGTCAAATACTCTTTGAAGATTCTGTGCTGTTTTTCCCATATAAGATTCAATCAGATATGAAAAGTTCAGATATGCATATGGTAATCCAAGTTTATAGGCTGTGTACTTTGCAAATTCTGTCTTTCCTGTTCCTGGGGCTCCATATATCAATGTGCTATTCATATAAGGAATTCCATACTCAAGCATTTTTGTAGTTGTTATAACGCCCCTCTCAATTTGTTTAAACAGTTCTTTTTGCTGATTACCGAGATAGTATCTATCCTCTCTGAAATCAGAAACATCCTTCATATAGAGTAGCCCTCTTAGATTAGCAGGAAGCTCAAACATATTAGTAGAACCGTTCTCAAGAAGTTTCTTATAATACGCTGTTTTTCCTGCATTTTTTTTAGTATTATCATTCAAAAAACAACATATAGCTTCTTTTTTCGCATCCTGTATTCTATTCTCTGCCAATGCCTTAATGCATGACAACATATGATCATCCATTCCCATTTCTCAACTCATCCCTTTCTCCACTAAATCTCAAATCACTCTGCGTAATAAAAGCAGTTTCCGTTGCATGTTTCGTATCCGAGTGGG